CCGGCGAGTTCTGAATGGTGCTGCCGAGTGTGCCATCGGAGCGGACAATACGATTATCGCTGGCCCCGACGTTGCCGCCAATCGTGCCGCCGCCGCCCGTGACCGCCACGAGCGCGTTCCCGATAGTTTGAATCGTGACACCATCAGGGACGACCGCTAAAGGAGCCGTGGTGGTGCCGTTTCCGGTCAAGGCGCCATTGACATCAACAACAACCGACCCGCCCGATCCGATGAATTGGCTATCGTTCGCCATGGCCTAGTTCCCCCACGCCACGGCCGTAATCGACCCGCCAGCGCCCGTGACCGTGGTCGAAATCCGCACCCGGAGCGCCCAGATCGACGCGGCAATATGAATCACGGTGTGCGCCCCTCCGGTCAGCGTGGACGCCGTGACGGTCGTAATCGGGCTCCAGGTGCCGGCGTAGGGCGATCCTTGGGGCGTGTAGTAGGCTTCCTCAATCGTGACGACGCCCGTCGAGAGCGTCCCCGCCCCGATAATCGCCACGGTCGCCCGCGCACAGAGGCCGCTGATGTAGAAAATGCCGTTGGCCGTCGTGGCGGTCTGTGCCGTAAACAGCACCTGGGGGCCGGTCGGGGTCAAACCTTGGTTCATGCTCATAGGGACTCTCTAGGGATTGTTCAATCCAGTCAAATAGTTCCACCGCGAACGGCGACCTTGGCGTCTCGGCATCCCGAAATCCATAGTGTCAAGCGGCCCCGATCCGGTGTTATTGCCGAAGATACGAGCCCGCGCGCGAAACGCTCGTGAGACGAGGCCCGCACTCAGCGGTCGGCCGAAACTCTCCGCGCTGTATTCGGACAAGGTCAGCGTCATGGCACTCCGATACCCGGGTGGCATCGAAAACGTCGTATCGAGCGTGTAAGACGCGAGAATGCCACGGACTTGAAGCTGACACTGATAGGCGGTGCTCGGCACGGGCCAGAAGTAGATCGACCCGTTCGGCCAGGTCGCATCGTAGTAGCCGTCCGTGGGATACGACGTGGTGATATTCGGCGTGGGGAGTGACTGAAACCACTCCGGGATGCCGGCCGAAGCGTCATGCATCCGAATCTGCGGCGCGTTGACCTGATTGGCCCCAGGCGTGAGGACGACCGTCGCGCCTTCAATCGTGACCGGGCGCTGCGCGGCGACCGTCCACGTCGCGCCGGATGGCCCAATCGTATGCGGATTGAGCCCCGGCGTAAACGTGAACGTCAGGAAGTCGGTGGCGAAGACCGCTTCGCGCTGGGCGTTCCAATCGTCCACCACACGGGACAACTGACTGAGGAAGACGTTGGCCACACCAGGCTTAAGCGGTTCGCCGGCCGCCGTGACGCCCAGCTCAATCGACGCATCCGTGCAGATCGTGCGACCCGTGAGGGACATGGAGGCTTCCTCGCCATACCTGAATTACGTCGCGGTCGCCACTGTGCTCTGGCCAGAGGTCGATCCTGTGCCCACCGCGGGCCCAGACGTGAAAATCTGTGCGAGCGACGTGGCATCCGTGCCCCAGTCGGTGGCCCCCCAGCGCGTGCAGTTCTCCAGCACGAGATTACCGTTGCCATTCGCCGCCAAGGTGGCCACGGCCGCCATGAGCAATCCGCTCGACTGCGGATAGGTGTTATGGAACGCACACCGCTTGAACCACTGGAACGTCTCCAGCGGATTGGTGCCGCTGGACTTGATATGCAGCACCGTCGTCGCCTTCGCATCGGTCACGAACTTGCAGTCGGTGAACACGTTGCGCTTAGAACTCCCGACAAACTCAATCGTCGCATTCGCCACGTCTCGACCCGGCGTCAGGGACGTGTCAATGCCAAAGGTGCAGTTCGTGAACGTGTTCTCGCCCGAGGCCCCGGACCCGCCCAGCTCGAGAATCCGAGAGGTCGTCGAGTGCGCCGACGTGCCATCGCCCATGCCGCCAAACAGGATGCCGCTGTAGCTGTTCCGGCCGCCCTGATCGATCCAGGTCTTCTGCGCCGCGATGGCGTTGTCGTTGAAAATCGAGAAGTTGGCGAACTGACAGCCGGTCGCCGTGACCTTAATGAAATTGGCAAAGGCGGTATTCCCCGAGAGGGTCGCAATGCGCGCCAGAGGATTGTAGGACGGGGCACAGACGCCGATGATACTGAGGGCATGCTTCGCAATCGTCAGGGTGGAGGTCAGGCGGGCCGATCCGTTGGTCGTGCCGTCGCCCAAGAGGTAAATCGTGTCATTCGCCCCGCTCGTCGCGGCGGCATATGCCTGGGGCAACGTGCGATACGCCTGCGTCGGTGACGTGCCGATGTTGGTGTCGCTGCCGTTAGCCGGGTCCACGTAATAGGACGTGCCGGCGACGGTGAGTGACTGCTGAATCTGCTGAATGATGTCCTGATAGGTGCCGGGGGTGAATGCGCCGAATGTGACGGACATGGCTACTCCTTGGCTTTCGGGGGGCGACCGGGTTTCTTCCGCGGAGCCACAGGCTCCACAGCCGGAAGGTCTTCACTGGCCGGCGGCGGATCGGCCTTGAGCACGGTCACCGGCTCCACAGGAACCGATGCCGTCGCCCGAGGCGCATCGCCGGGACTGAGCACCCATCCAGTCTCCAACGCCGCGTCACACTCGGCGACCGAATGGACAATCTTCCACTGGCCGTCCTGGTGGACGTGGCGCGGATACTGGAGGGCGCTCAACTCCATGACTAGAACGTCGAATGCAAGCCGTCGTAGCAGGTATACGTCTCGGCTCCGGGCGTCGTGTCGGTAATCACGATGACGAACTCGCGCAGTTCGGTCGTGACCACCGTGGACGTGCCTTCCAGCGTGCAACCCGTGCCGGCCGCGATGGTCAGCGTCGAGTCGCCGCTGTTCTTAATCAGGAACCGGAAGCCACAGGCCCCCGTGTTCTGCGCGGTCCCGGTCACGCCGGGGATGGCCGCACAGAGCAGCGCGGCGGTCGGCAACGTGGCCGACTGCGCGTCCTGACAGTCCACGATGATGAGGCCGCCGAGCAACTGCGCGGCCGTCAGCGTGATGACCCCAGAGCCGGTCGACGCCACGGTGGACGTGACCGTCATGTTGGGGATCGGAATGAGGCCCGGACGGGGAAAGCCCGAGAGCGGAGAGGGCTGGACGCCGGGGATGGTCTGACTTGCGTTTTCCTGGGCCATAATGAGGACTCCTTACGAGACGCCGCACAACACGGCCACCGCGCACTGGTCGGACAGCAAATCGCCGTAGCCGCCCAGCGTGTCAAACCGATTGACCATCTTCGACTGGATCGGGTCGAACATCCGCACGTAGCGGAACGCCTTCCCGGTCTTCGGGTCACGATTCTGCGTCGAAATCTCCGTGGCGTTCGGCACCTGGAGATTCACGCCGACCGAGGCAAACGCCCACGGATGCAACGCCAAGCCGATATAGCCCTGCTTGCCGTTGGGATTCGCGGTGCCCGGGAACAGCGTGACGGTCGCCCCAGCGGTCGGGAGCGCCGTGACGTTCTGATACAGCGAGGACGGGCCGTAGATGCCCGTCGTCGGGGCCAGCGTCAAGGTCGCCGTCGAGCTGGTGGCCGTGACGTCGGTAATCACGCCGTAGGTCTTCGGCGAGGTCGACGTCTGCTGCTTCGTCATCTGGTTGACTGGGTAGCTGCCAGCGACGGAAATCTTGTCGCCCGCCTTGAACGTATCCCCGGACGTGCAGTTGACGATCAAGGTATTCGAGCCATCCGTCATGGTCGTGTTGACCGTGACCGCACCCTGCCAGGTGCCCGCGGTATGCAGGTAGAGCGACATCGACTCATACCACTTGAAGCCGCCCTGATAGCCATAGCTGCCTTCCCGGAAGGCGTCCGAGATGTCTTCTGACGGATTGAAGCTGTTGGCCGTATTGCTCACGAGCGAGGTCATCACGGCCGGCGGAATGATCATCCCGCGCTTGCCGCCGGGAGGACACGCCGACTCGATCAGTTTCTGACGGGCAATGCCGGACGTGCCGGCAAACGTCGTCGGAGTCGTGCCGAGCACGCCCACGAACTGCGACGTATGGATCGCAGCATACTTCGCGCTTTCCGAGTCCCACTCCTGCGCCATCTTCGCCGTGCGCGGTTCCAGATAGTCGCGCTTGAACCGCTCGCGGCCCCGGACCACGTTCAGAGCGTATTCCACGTCGTTCAACTCGAAGTCCGAGCCAAACACGCGATCCACCACCACGGTCGTCTGCTTGATGTCGATGGCTTCCGGCG